TAAAACTAATGTTAATGACAACCAAAGAGTTTCAACTCCAAACGTACAAAATCAGCCAGCAGTTCCAAGACCAATGGAACCGCTTGGACCAACTGGAAGCCAAGGTGGAGGAACTCAGTAATGCCAAAGTCGAAAGACCCAAAACTAGCACGAGCAGGGGTAAGCGGGTACAACAAACCAAAGCGGACGCCTAGTCATCCTACTAAGAAGTTTGTAGTAGTAGCAAAAGAAGGTGACAAGACTAAGACTATTCGTTTTGGTGACGCCAAGATGACTATTAAGAAAGACCAACCAGCGCGACGTAAGTCGTTTAGAGCACGTCACAAGTGTGACACAAACCCACCTAGTAAACTAACAGCACGATATTGGTCGTGTAAAAAATGGTAAGGAGATAGTTATGCCAATGGGGAAAGGAACATACGGTACTAAAGTAGGACGACCACCAAAGAAAGCAAAGAAACGAGGTAGTTGTGGCAGCAAAAAGAAAAAGTAGTACTAAGAAAGCTAACGACGCATGTGCTAAGAAGGTCAAGTCCAGATACAAGGTTTGGCCTTCTGCGTACGCCTCTGGTGCTGTAGCTAAGTGTCGTAAAGTAGGCGCTAAGAACTGGGGTAACAAAAGTGGCCGTAAGAAAAAGTAAGAAAGGTGCTGCCCTTAAGAAGTGGTTTAAGGAGGAGTGGGTAGACGTTAAAACAGGTAAACCCTGTGGACGTAAGTCTGCAAAGAAGGGTGAGTCTAAGCGTCCCTATCCCTCCTGTAGACCCAAAGCAGTTGCAGCTAAGATGACTAAAGCTGAAAAGGCTTCTTCTGCACGTCGTAAGACAGGACCAAAAAGAATAGCACATGCAGTCACTGCTTCAGGTAAACGTAGAAAGTCTACAAGAAATGCTTGACTTTTACTCAAAAGTATGTTATAATAAAACTATAGTTAACCAAAAGACAATTAAAGATGAATCCAGAGCTTGAAACCTACTTCGACAACTACAACGAACTCTTCAATCACAAAGGTTTTAAACAACTCTTAGAAGAAATAACTAATAATGCTACTCAGTTGTCTGATATACAGACTGTAAAAGATATAGAAGAACTCTACTATCGTAAAGGCCAAGTTGCAGCTTTCGCCACTATAATTAACCTACAGGCTACTATAGAGAATGCAAGAGAGCAAGCAGAAGCAGAAGAACAGGAAGTAGAGTATGTATAAGGTGTACGATTTCCGTTGTGAAAACGGTCACGTCACAGAAGAATTTGTAGAGTCTACCGTTACAGCCAGTAGGTGCGGTTGTGGCGCTAACTCTACAAGGATGGTATCTGCCCCGTCTTTTCACCTAAATGGGTCCGATGGTTCATTCCCCGGCGCCCATATGAAATGGGTACGAGAGCACGAAAAAGCAGGTAGTAAACAATAACTCCATAATGATTATAATCACGGAGATTAATAATGTCAAGAGCGACACTAGTTGACCCACAACCAGAAATGGACAACGTGGACGATATAAACGAAGAAGCAGTAGAGACTCAGTTTGAAGACCAAGAAGTACAAGCTGAACAACCTCAAGAGCAACCTACTATTCCAGAGAAGTACCAAGGTAAGTCTTTAGAAGAAGTCGTACAGATGCACCAAGAAGCCGAGAAGCTTTTAGGTCGTCAGTCAGGAGAAGTAGGTGAACTTCGTAAAGTGGTAGATGACTACATTGCTAGTCAAACACCAGCACAAGCACCTCAACAAACTGTTGAGCCTGAAGATGATATAGATTACTTTACTGACCCACAAAGTGCTGTTAATCGTGCAATTGAGAATCATCCTAAGATTAAAGAAGCAGAGCAGTACTCTTCGCAGTATAAGCAACAAGCTGCGTTGGCTACGCTTAATAACAAACACCCAGACATGCAAGAGATCCTAGCTGATCCCAAGTTTGCTGAGTGGATAAAAGCTTCAAAGATTAGGACTCAATTGTTTGTAGCCGCTGACCAGCAGTACGATGCTGACTCTGCTGACGAACTCTTCTCACTCTGGAAAGAACGGAAGCAAGTAGTACAACAGACCGCTAATGTTGAAAAACAGGAGCGTAAGCAAACACTCAAGGCAGCTAATACAGGCAACGCACGTGGTAGTACCGAAGGGGGACGTAAGAAAGTTTATCGACGGGCCGACATTATTAAACTTATGAGAACAGACCCGGACCGTTATACAGCATTAGCCGATGAGATCATGGCAGCGTATGCGGAGGGTCGCGTAAAATAATCTAGGAGATTATAATGGCTACTCAAACTTATCCCGGTACGGTTGGCGGCGGAAGTCAAGTCAACAAAACAGCAGCAGCTACTTTTATTCCAGAAATCTGGAGTGACGAAGTAATTGCTGCATATCAAAAGAACCTGAAGATGGCTCCTCTTGTTAAGAAGCTGCCAATGACAGGTAAGAAAGGCGATACAATTCACATTCCTAAGCCCATCCGTGGCGCTGCTTCTGCAAAGGTTGCTGACACTGCTGTCAACATCCAAGCAAACGTAGAAGGTGAATTGCAGATCTCTGTTGATCGTCACTTTGAATACTCACGTTTCATTGAGGACATCGTAGAAGTACAAGCACTCAACAGCCTCCGTCAGTTCTACACAGAAGACGCTGGTTACCAGTTGGCACTTAAGGTTGATAACGATCTACACGCTGCTGCTACTGGCTTTGGTGACGGCACTATGGACATTGCTTCACCTGCACGAGCAGACTATGAGCACAGTGCTACTTTCTTTAACGACAACGGAACTACTACTGCTTTTGGTAGTGGCAGTACTCTAGTCGCAGCAGAAGATATCTTTACTGATGAGTTTTTCCGTGACATGATTCAGAAGTTAGACGATAATGACGTACCTATGGACGGACGTTGTCTTATTGTTCCTCCTTCTGCACGTAATGCTATCATGGGCGAAGATCGTTTCTCGTCTACTGATTTCGTATCAGGACAGACTGTAAACACTGGTCTCATCGGTAACCTCTACGGTGTAGACGTATACGTTTCGTCTAACTGTGCAACAATTGCTTCAGGCATTCGTGCTGGACTTTTGTTCCACAAAGACGCAATTGTCCACGCAGAGCAAATGTCTGTACGCTCACAGACTCAGTACAAGCAAGAGTACCTCTCGACTCTGTACACCGCTGACACTCTCTATGGTGTTAACGTGTACCGTCCAGAAGCTGGCTTTGTACTTGCACTAGCAGAGTAACATCTAAGGCCCCTTCGGGGGCCATTCACTTTCTGACTCAGGAGAACATCCATGTCACGTTTAGCAAGAGACTCAGGTGCAGCACCTATTCAATGTTTACGACCCGGAGATGCTCAGACTGTTAACGTCTCTGGTTCAGCAAATGCAACAACTTCCATCACTCAACGAGTAACACGCATTTGTGCCACTACAGACGTACACATTAGCGTCTCAGGCACTGCTACTACTAGCGACTACTACATCCCTGCTAATACTGTTGAGTTCATCCACACTTACAACGGAGACACCATTAGCTTCATTACCGACGGTACATCGGGCACAGCTTACGTATCGGAGATGATCTAATGTACGGCTCTAGTCCTAACAGGCTCTCAAAGAACAAGAGGGCCTTATCTAAATATTCTGTAGGGTCTGACGATCCCGGCCTTGCTTTTGACTTTGTAGACAATGTTTACAGAAAAGGCGAAGGACAAACAGCTAACCTAAGTGGTGCCATAACCCACGCACGAGCTGGCAATGCCACTATGACGGACGGCTATGGGCCTGAGCTTGTTACCAATGGTGCGTTTGACAGTGATGTTTCTGGGTGGACGGCTTCTGCTGGCACATTAAGTTACAGCGATGGAAGGGCAATATTGCAAAACAGCGGGGCGTCTTCCGCTTTAGCAACACAGGCCATAAGTACGGTAGTTGGCAAGACTTATATTGTTTCAGCCGATGCCGACAATGAAACAACGAATTCAAACTGTAGGTTGTACGCTGGTACTACATCGGGCGGAGTTGATTTGCTGTCTGTGGAAACTACTAACGGAGAGCTAACCAAAAAAACTTTAGAAGGCACCTTTATTGCTACTGGAACAACAACATATATTTCCATAAGCAACAGAGCCATTTCTAATGCTTATGCCTACTTCGACAACGTAAGCGTCCGCGAGATGCCTGTCATCAAATGGGGGCCGCATAATCTGCTGAGCTACTCTGAGGATTTTTCTAATTCGTATTGGACTAAAACAAGTGTTGGTGTTTCCGCAGAAAATTCCGTAGCGCCTGACGGTTTTTCTACAGCAGATAAAATCACGGCAAAC